GACCTGTTATTTCCCCATAAGCCATTTTTCTAATAGGTTTAGTATATTCTACATTAGCTATTTGTTCAGGCTTTACGCTACCTTGTTTCTTTACAACACCAATAAAGTCATTGTATTCTGGGTGAGTGTCAGGTGTATATTTTGTTATATCATCTACAAAAGGAACAATTTGAGATGCTTTCTTAGGGTCTTTGGCATCCCAATTCATTTTTGTTTGCCATCTTAATGCGTCATTGTAGTTATCAAAAGCATAAACAGTATCTTTTTCTGATAATGTTTGTCCTAATTGACCTTTTGTAAAACCTTTACCTGCATTTGGCTTTATACCTTCTTTAAGTATTTTAGGAACATTTTTTGGTGATGTTACATGATATAAAACTTTTTCGTTTCCTAATAATCCTTTTGCTATATTACCTGATGCAGTAGATAATGCTAACATAGGATTAACATTAAGTCCTAAATTTAACTGCTCTTCTCTAGTAAGACCACTAGGATCAGGTATAGAGTTTAAGAAAGACTGAACATTGCCTCGCATAAAACGATACAATGGTGGCTCTGTTACTTGACCATTCTTTGTGTATTCAAGTAAACCTGCCATGTTATAACTCGCTTTCTTGTCCGTTTCCTTTTAGAGGATATATCATTCGTTTATAGCAGTCCCACCATTCTTGACTATAGTCTGTATTCTGATAGTCTTTAAAGCATGGTGTTCCCAATGTATGATGCACTAATTTAGCATCTGGGTTATATTCGTATTCTGTTTCTAGCCAGTTCCATGTTTCGTCTAGCTTACCTACTTGCTCTTCTGGATACTTGAGCCATTCAAACCTATGTAGGTATTTACCTGTTTGTTCTTGCACAAACTTAGGTGTTAATTGTTTGTTTAAATGATGCCCACAATTCCAAAGCATAACTGATGACCAATTTTTCTTTGGGTAATCTTCGTTCTTTGCACCTAGATATTTAATAGGGTGCTTAGTTTGGTAATAATGTTTTACTACTTTAACAGCTTCGTCTTGTTCAAACTCCCATAATAGTTCTGCTACATCTGACCTTACTAGCATATCGCCATCAACCCATAAAGCCATGCCTTTAAACCCACAAAGATAAGGCACTAAAAAACGTGAATAAATGAAAGCATTGCTTCCATCCTTATGAGTTTCTGTATACTCAGATAATGTATTTAAAGCCATTGGCGTAAAGCTAACAGGTATTGATGAATGCTCAATTACGCTTTGGCAGAATACTGCATAAGCTACCGGTTCAACTTTTCCGTCAAAACCAACAAAGATGTTTAATCTATTATCCATTATTTACAAAATTTCCATGATATTTAGCACGAGCTTCATCTATAACTAACTTTGCTAATTCTAAATCCGTAAATAATCCAAGATACATTCTTTTGCCATTAGCATCCATTGTTGCGCACCATTTTTTTGCGCCTTTATGCCAAGCTACACCTTTAACACCTGATGTATTATTCTTACTAATTTTAGTGTTTTGATTATTTTGTGTTAATGTTGCTTCTCTTAAATTACACAATCTATTGTCGCCTCTATCACAATTGATATGGTCTATAAACTGTGGAAAATATCCATAAACATAAAGCCATGCTAATCTATGTGCTTTATATATTTTTCTGTTTAATTGAATATGAGTATATCCATTAACATGATATGTACCAGCTATTTTACCTGGTGTACATTTAGCTCTTTTCTTTTTATAAGTAAAGATGCCTGTTTCTGGATTGTAATTTAATAGTTCTTTTAATTCTTCTTGTGTAATCATGTTTACCTCTAATTAGGTTTATAAAGAGGCTATCCATGAATTAGCATGGCAGGGGAGCTACCCTTTTCGCCTTATTGCTTATTATACTACTTCTTTTTGTTGCGTGAACTAATATTCTTTGCCTTTGCTTTTGCATCTGCTTTGCTAGATGCTCCCCATGCTTTTAGGGATAGTAATAATCTTGTTGGTTCACCGTTAGGTTTACGTTCTGGTCCTGGCATATTACCCATACGAGCTAAGAATGATGCACGTCTAGGATTATCACCTGACTTGACTGGTGCTTTTAGATTACCGCCTGTTTCTTTATTGTAAGAGGCACGACCTTTAGCGTTTAAACCGCCTTTAGGGTTCTTACCTGCTTTCTTTTGCCAGACACTCATTTCTTCTTAGCTGTCTTTGCTGCTTGTTTAAATGCTTTAGCAGTTGGTGCGCCTTTAGTGCCTACCTTACGCATCTTCTCACCTGAGCCAGCTTTAATTCTAGCTTTCTTGGCTGCAATGTTAGCGTATAGACCTGGCTTATTTGCCACGTTTAGCTGCCTTTTTCATAGGCTTAGCTGCCATAGTTTTACCTGATTTGCCTGCTGCTTTTTTAGCTGCTGCCATACCTGTTTTAGTATAAGCGTATTTTTTTCCGTCTACCATTGGCATAATTATTTCCTTTTCTTTTTAGAAAGACCAGCTTCGCTGAGGGCGATTGCCAATCCTTGAGATTTAGATTTTACTACTGGACCTTTTTTACCACTATGTAATGTGCCTTCTTTAAACTCACGCATTACCTTTGCTACCTTCTTCATCTTGCCTGCTTTTGTCTTCGGTGCTGACTTCATGCTTCTTCCTTAACTTAATAAATCTGTGATCGTATCTACAATCATTACATAAAGAGTATTCGGTGAAGTCAAATGGTTCACCGCATTGTTCGCAAATAGATAGTTTCATAAAAAGAAAAAGCCCAACCGCGGAGAGAGTGCAGTCAGGCTTTTGTGGGATTACATTATTAACGGACAGGAGTTGTCCACATAGGCGTTATTATAGCATACTTTGGTGCTTTTGTTCAACAAGTTTATGCGTTTATCCTTCTTCCAGCAATAACCAAAAGATTATCGTATGCCATATCTATATTCCACTCGTAAGCTAATGGTTTTTTAGCACCAAGATATTTAGCATATATAGCTTCTTGCTGTCCTTTTTCAAGGCTATGTATGATAGCGTGAACTGTACGTACATTAGACATATCTTGAGCAGAACACATTTCTTCAAACACATCACTTGTAGACTCACCACCAGATGACATACCTATGCTTTTAGATGGATAACCTAGTTTATGATTATCCGACTTCATCCATAAAGCCCAATCATCCAAAATGGATAATAAGCGTTCCATGCTAATCATTTAGTCTCCACAAAAACAAGGTATAGTTTCATCATTAAATAATTCTGATTGAGAACCTTGAAATTTCATAAGCTCTGCATATCCTGGTCTTTCTCGTCTAAATCTATTTCCAGTTCCTTTGATATATCCTTCTTTGTCATCAAACAAACTTTCCATTTTAGCCCACCAAACAGCTCTTTCAGGTTTTTGTTGAATGAGAGATACAATTTTAGGTAATGCTTTTAAATAACATAAGTCACAATTACCACCTACTGTTTCACCATCAATAATTGGAAGCTCTAAATCAAAATCTTGTTCTTTCCAAAACTTAAATATATCTTGTTTTGTAACACCTGCTACATACAATGGTACTTTTTCTCGTGGTTGTTTTACAGCTCTACGTTCTTCATCTGCACGAATACCAATAAAATCTGAATTATCTGTTTCGTGATGTTCCCATCCAAGACTTTTAACAAACTTATGAATGGTTCTAATTTTAAGTATTCCTGTACACCATCTTTGAGCTGGGTTAGGAAGTTTATTATAATAACGAATAACTGCTTCAAATGGCTCTCCATTACGACTAGCAGTATCAAAATCTACAACTTTAAATTTAGGTTCTTCAGGTATGTATTCTACCCAATCAATATGAACATTCCATTTATCAGAACAGTCTTTAACAAACTTTAATGTAGCTTCATCTTCTTTACCTGTGTTAGCAAATACTGCCCTTGCATCTTCAGGAAGTCCATTATTAGATTGTAATACTCTCCATAGCAAATAGGCTGATGTACGACCACCACTAAAGCTAATGACTGTTGGCTCTATAATCTTAAATGGGTCAGTCATATTGTGTTAGCGTATAAGCTACGCTTTGCCCAAATGTTTCTTGTGTAGTCTTGTGTTGTAGATTATGTTTAGCGTCATCTGCATTATGACTTGTAATGCCTTTTATCTGGTCTTGTGTAAAGTTTACTGTATGCCCAAATATAGTTTGTAGTGGATGTGGTTGTGGAACGTAATAGTGCATCAGCCTATTTTGATTATCTTTATAAGCATGGATAACATTTGCATCTCTCATCTCTACAAGTATGTTCTTTGTAATAGGATAGTTAGATTGTATATGTTCTGCTATGTCGTTTATGGTTCGTGGTTCTGTAAGATAAGCTAATATCTTTTCTTTCACGAGATGTCTTTCTGTTTGCAATGCCATTTCCTCTTATCGTCCTGAAACCATCCATGTACATAAATAGTCCACCCTGCGTCACGAACTGCCCCTACATTTTCATGGTTACTTATTTTCTTTACCCTCGCATTGAGGTTTGTTGCTGTTGTGGTCTGTATGGCTAATGTTTCATTTTTTTTCAAAGCAAGTATATCTATAAACCCAAATAAATCTTGTCTAGTTTTACTCCAAGGGTTCCAATGCTCTGTAATCCAACAAGTATATCCTTCTTCTCGTAACTTAGCTAATGATAACTGCGTAGGTGATTTACTCGCCATTAAAACATCCTTATCTGTGCAGTTGCTTGATTAATTCTATCACAAGCTGCTTTATAATAATCTTCATCTAATTCACATCCTACTAAATCAAAATCTAAATTATTACAAGCAACCGCAATAGACCCTGAACCTAAATGTGTATCTAATATTTTTTGACCTTTTTCAGCATAATTACTTAATAACCATTCATACAGTTTAACAGGCTTTTGTGTTGGGTGAATTCTTATTTCTTTATTTTTCATATCACCCTGTAACATTCCTGACCATTGAAATGTAAATTGTCTAACAGCAGTTTTAAAAGATGTATAAGCTAATTCACAATCAGCAAAATCTGAATTTCCTGTAACTTTATCCCAAACAATCCAGCAAGATGATGATGGGTTTGGTAAGTTTGATGCAAAGTGATTAGCACCCCAAATTATTTGATTTTTACTTACTCTTTGTAACTCTAAAAAATAATTTTTATTTGGTGGCTCAATATCACCACCAGCAAAAGCCTTATAATCTTTAGCAACAGCTAATTTTCCTCTTGATTTATTTCTATCACCATTTTCACCAATACCATAAGGTGGGTCAACAATAGCTAAATCAAATGCTTTATCAGGCAAAGTAGCCATGTAATCCATACAATCTATATTGTGTAATTCTGCCCTACCTATTTTATTCATCTTTAATATTATTAAACTGATTATCGTTAGGTTTAGATGTTCCTTGCTCTAAAGATTCAGGGTAGTGCAGCCCATCATTTCCGTTCTGCGAAATTAAATCTATACGAGAATACGACTTTTGAACCTCACCTGTAGATTTATTTAGTTCGTATTCATATTCAAGTGTATGTGGCGATACATCATCACTATTTTGTTTTTTACGATGATGCTTAACAATATCTTCTATGATAAGAACATTATCTAACTCTTCTT